CACTACGTCCTATGTGGCTATCTCGACCGCAAGGTCAACTTCAACGGTGGCCAGTGGATCACGGACTTCAAGACCACCAAGGGCGCCTTGGACGAAAGATACTTCCAGCAGTATTCGCCGAACAACCAGGTCTCACAATACGCCTTCGCCGGGGCCATCATCAGCAACGTGCCAATCTCGGGCCTGATCATTGACGCAGCGCAAGTCGGCGTGACCTTCACCCGCTTCCAGCGCTCGACCATTCCACGCCCGGCCCCTATTCTCGAAGAATGGTTTCATGATGCCATGATTTATATTCGGCAGAATGAAACCTTCGTTGCCAACAACTATTGGCCCCAAAACGATACGGCATGCAGCCAATACTCGGGCTGTCAGTTCCGCCAAATATGCGCCGCCACGCCGAGCATGAGGCAAAAGCACCTTGATGCCCTTTTCCATAAGCGAATTTGGGACCCCCTCGTTATTCGGGAGATTTAACATGGAAAAAGAAAAATGGGTTCTACCCGAGTTTCCTTTTACGCTCGACCCAGACCTTTTCAGCGAAGCCATACAAAAGCATATTCAACAGCAAAATGCCGTCAAGGAAAATTTCATCGCTAGGTATCTTGCAGAAACGGGTGCCAAAATCTCTGAAACGGTTCTTGTGGAACAAATAAGCAGAAACGGACTTACCACCAAATATTGGTGCGAACCAAAAACCAAAACCTAGTTTAGGAACCAAAGACCATGGCTTCAATCAAAGACGACATAGACGCCCCCATCAAGCTGCTACTTATCGGCAAAAGCGGGGCAGGCAAGACCGGCGCCCTGGCGTCACTCGTCGCCGCCGGCTACCGCCTCCGCATCATCGACACGGACAAGGGCGTCAGGCCCCTCCGCAGCCTTTTGATGGACCCAAGATATCCGTATGCGAAGATCATTGCCGCCCAAGGCATCGACCTAGGCGAAGCCGTGCGCTACGAGCCCATTAACATAAATATGAAGCTCCGAAGCATAACCACCAGGCTGCCAGGCAAGGATCAAAACCGCACTACAAGCGAAACCCTGCTTGCGCCCGTCGATGCCAAAGCTTGGGCTCGGGTGCTGACCCTGTTGGACAACTGGAAAGATGACGAAGTTGACCTCGGCCCTGTTACCTCTTGGACCACAAAAGACGTTCTCGTCATCGACAGCTTCTCCACCCTGGCGAAATGCGTCTACTATTTTTCGCAAAGTCTTAATGGCCGGCTCGGCGCTCGGGACCAAGGCTACGATTACCAGCGCGATGTGGGCGAGGCCCAAAGTCAGCTCACTCGGTTGCTTGAACTACTATATTCCTCCACCGTCCCGTGCAATGTTATTGTTGTCTCGCACATTACATGGGTTGACGAAAGCTCTGGCGTTGCATCCCGTCCCGCCACCGGCAGCATGGAAGGAGGCGGAGTGGCCCTGTCCTCGCCCGATGGCTACCCCAGCGCCATCGGACGTGCTTTGTCGCCGCAAATGGCCAAATATTTTAACGACACTTACGTTGTCCGCGCCACCGGCTCCGGCGAAAGTGTCCGACGCGTGATATGCACGGTTCCACAAGAGGGCGTCATGGCCAAGACCTCGGCCTACATGGACCGCGAATACCCGGTCTCACATGGCCTGGCCACCATGTTCTCGGCCATCAACGGCCGCGAACTACCAACCAGTTTCACCGAGGCATTTGCCTCTGCCCCTCGCCGAAGTGCTGCACCTGCTGCCGCTCCGGCCCAACCATCAGCGCAGCGCCCACCGACCGCTGCCTGAACTAGCCCAAAACAGTCGGTCTTTTCTACCACACCATACTTAGGCAAACAACACCATGAGCGCAACAACTTCAACATTCCGTCAACTCCTCGCACAAACCACGGACTCCGTCGAGCGCCCCCGCGCCATTGCGGCCGGCCACTATATCGGCACAATCAAGAGCCACGAGTTCGGGACCAGCAAGCAGAAGCAAACGCCCTTCGTCCGCATCATTCTCGTTCCCGAGGAGGAAACGGATGACGTGCCGGAGGGCGCCAACCTCGGCCTGGACTTGTCCAAGCGTGAACTGCGCCGGGATTACTACATCACCCCGACGTCGCTCTACCGCCTGTCGGACATGCTAGACGCGGTGCTTGGCAAAGCCTCGGGCCGCTCTTTCGACGAGCGTATTCCCGAGCTTCGTGGCACCCGCGTCATCTTCGCCGTGACGCAGCGGGCGAACGAGGACGAAACCGAGTTCTACAACGACGTCGGTTCCATCGTCGCCGCCTAGCCTGCGCCTTGCTATGGGTCGGGGCACTGCTACGTCCCGACTTATGCCCTGCGGGGCAGGTATATACACAAGTGTCACCCTTTCGCATATCTCTACTCTGGAACCTGCCCCATGTCCCTCGTCGCAACTGACTTATTGCTTGATCCAAAAACCATTGTTGTGCGTCGGGAAACTCGCCAGCGCCAACTCAACGTGCATGAATTTGAAGACCTGAAAGCAAGTATAAAAGCCACGGGCATAATCAATCCGATCGTTTGCCGCAAGATCAAAGACCAACACGTTCTTGTAGCCGGTGAAAGGCGCCTCTTGGCCTCGATTGCACTCGAACTCGAAACCGTCCCTGTGCGCTCATACGAGGCCCTTACCGAGGCCGAGGCCGAGGTCATCGAACTTGAAGAGAATGTCAAGCGGAAAGATTTGTTGTGGCGAGACCATGTGCGCTCGGTCGGCCGTCTACACGCCCTATACATGAAAAGCAACAAGAATTGGCTCGTGTCGCAGACCTGCCAGGCCCTATCCATCCACCAAACCCATTTGCACAAAATCCTCCGAGTCTATGACAACCTAGACTCGCCCCGTATTGCGCACGTTGAAAGCATCGAACAAGCGTATAACACGCTTGCAAAGTTTGCCGAGCGCAAGGCTGAAAGCATCGTGACCGATATCATTGCCAACGGCGCTGCGGTATTTAACTCATTCGGCGACCTCAATATTTCCACCAAACCCCAGCCTGCGGCCGACGGCGACTTCACTATTACATCGAGCGTCAAGATTGCAGAGGAACGCAAAGCCGACTCGGCCGTATTTGATATGTTCGACAGCATAAATGCCAAAGCCAAGGCCCCAACCTCCGGTGTGGAAACCGGCGTCATGGTCAAATACATTGACGCAGTGGTCAAGCCGGAAAATCCTATCATCAATGCCGACTTTCTGCTTTGGGCCAAAACCTACGACGGTCCAAAGTTCTCCCTCATCCATTGCGACTTTCCGTATGGCAACTACAAGGGCGAAGACAGCAAGGGCTCAATGGCCGGTGTGGAGACCGAGAACTTCTACGACAATCACGAGAGCATCTATTGGGACTTGCTCAACGGTTTGGTTGAAAACCTAGATCGGCTCATGAGCTACAGCGCTCACCTCGTTTTTTGGTTCAACATGAACTTCTATACGGAAACCGTGCGGCGCTTGCGTGGGGCTGGGCTGATGGTCCATGACCATCCCCTAGTGTGGCACAAGACCCCTGGCGGTGGCGGTGGCCTAGGCGTGGTGCCAGGGACCGCTACCACCTATCCCAGGCGCACTTATGACACTGCCCTACTAGCGGTGCGGGGCAATCGCCCCCTAGCCAAGCCAGGCATGAACAGCTATGCCGCCCCCACCGTCGGCAATAAAATTCACCCCTCCCAAAAGCCCGAACCCATGCTCCGCCACTTTCTCTCTATGGTTGTGGACGAAACCACAAATGTTTTGGACCCGACTTGCGGCTCGGGCGCAGCCCTGCGCGCGGCGGAAGACCTCGGCGCCAAATCCATTCTTGGCATAGAAATGGACCCGAACTATGCTGCCTCGGCCAACGCCAGGACTTTGCAAGCCAGGGTTTTGCGCCAAGCCGGTATGTTGAACCGGGAGGAAAATTAAAGCCATGGAAATCAATAAAACTATTCGGCAAATCCAAGATATTTTGGAAGCACACGGAAGACTATATTCCGCCATAGACGATTTTCTCGAAAATGTCATGAGTGAACCTGCACGGAAAGAACTCATCGAAGCCCTGAAAGTTAGCGAAAACCTTCTAAAAGAAACGGAATAATTTCATGGAAGTCGAGAAGATCAAATGGGAACTGATTGAACCGAAGCACCTAAGCCTTTCGGGCACAAAAATCACCGTCGTATATTGCGGTGGCGGTTGGCCGTTCCATGTCCATCGCAAAGGCGCCTGCCACGGCGTATTTGAGCGCCTCGATCCCGCCAAGCAACTTGCTTGCGAGCTTGTGGACGAACTCATGCAGATGGGAATGGACCCGTGACAGAGCTTGCGCCGCACGAAAAGCACAATGTGGTTACGGACATTATTGTCCGCAAACTCCTCAGCACCTTTCCGGACGAAACCGATCTTATGATCGCGCTCGAAAGCGTTGTGCTCGGCGTCCTAGCTTCATGCACCACTGACTCGGTAATGTTTGCCGCCTATCTTGCCCTCATAACCGAGGGCGTGCAAGAGCGTCTCGAAGCATATCACAAGGCCAAACTCAATGTCTAAAATTGTCCTTGTTGGCGAAGCCTGGGGCGAACGGGAAAACCTGTTCGAGCACGCTTTTGTCGGCTACTCGGGCGTCGAGCTTGCCAAAATGCTCCACCAGGCCAAACTCGCCCCGGCCTTGCCCTACGATAAACCTTCCGAGCTTGAAATGATCACGTTTTGGCAAGAGCTTCGGTCAAACCACGACATAGCCTTGGCCAACGTATTCAACTGCCGGCCCACAGACAACAATGTGGAACTATTTTTCACCGATGCAAAGTCTGGTGTCGCAGAACTTCCGCCGTTGAAGCGCGGCAAGTATCTCAAGTCTGAGTATTTGCCTCATCTTACCAATCTTTGGCATGAGATTGAATGTGAAAAACCCAATCTTGTTATTGCGTTCGGCAACACAGCTTGCTGGGCTCTGCTTGGCGAAACCAAAATCTCCGCCCTCCGAGGCACGCTTCAAATGTCCGCCCGCCTCGGAGTCAAAGTCCTTCCCACATATCATCCTGCCGCTGTTTTGCGCCAGTGGAACCTTCGTCCCATTGTGCTCGCAGACCTTGAAAAAGCCGAGCGTGAAGCAGCAACTACTCATATCAACCGGATTGAGCGTTGGCTCACCGTCAACCCCACCTTGGATGAAATCCGAGAATGGTTGACCCGTCCCGCCGAATTCTACGCGGTTGATATCGAGAACCCAAAACTCGTAAGTCCTGGTGGCAAGCCCGCATACTTGTCGGGCCAGATCGCCATGATCGGCTTCGCCCGGGCGCACAACGACGCCATGGTAATTCCATTCTTCGACGAAACCAAGCCGGGCGGCAACTACTGGCCTTCGGTGCGGGATGAAGTCGCGGCCTGGCGCCTGGCCCAACAAGCCTTGGCTTCGCCCATTCCCAAACTATTCCAAAATGGGGTTTACGACTTATCACATTTGCTCACACGGAAGTTTCGCCCTGCGGCCTGCCATAACGACACCATGCTACTTCACCACGCGCTTTATCCGGAAATGCTGAAAAGCCTCGGGTTCCTTGGCAGTATATATTCGGACGAGATTGCTTGGAAGACTATGAGCGGTCGGGGCAATAACCTCAAGAGGGATGAATAGTCATGCACATAGATAGCAGCGACAAAAACCGCAACATTCCCGAACTCGGTGAAGAAAAGCACTGCGGCAATCTCGCTTGCCCGTTTCCCTTCTTCACCGACGGCTTCGGCCTTGCTGGCGGCGGCTTCGGCCCGTATCTTTATTGCGGCGAATGTCAACAAGTTGTGGCCAAAACCCTTTTACCAAATGACGAGGCATAAATTATGGAAGACCACGAACTCGGCGAACTTCGTCCTAGCGCCTGGATACCCATGTCGCATCCAACCGACGTTGGCCTGTTATCCAAGTTTCAAGAGGAACTTGGCGAATGTATTAGTGCCGCGGCTCGGTGCCTGTGCCAAGGCATTGACGAAAGCAATCCCGCCACAGGCAAACCAAATCGGGTTTGGCTCGAAGACGAAATTGCCGATGTCATGGCCTTTCTTCAATTGATCGGTGATCGGTTTGAACTTGACGTTGATCGCATACACGCTCGGGCTGAAAAGAAGCACGATTACCACGTGCAATGGGCCGAGATGCTTGACAGTCATAGCACCATACCATGAAAAGCGACCTGGTCGATATTGCAGGCGAAATCCGAAATGAAACGGAAAAAGCCTATCAATTCTTCGACGGCAAACGTGTGGTTTGGTTGCCTAAATCCCAATGCGAATGGGACTCGGATGACAAAACCATGGCCATGCCCGAATGGTTGGCAAAAGAGAAGGAACTGATATAATGCCCGAAGACAAAACCATTGACCAAAAACACTACGTCGATATGCAAACCCTTGCCACTCATATCGACCGGGTGCTCAATGGCGACGATTATGGTGAAAAACGCACCACGGCCTTTGTTCTGCTCATCGCCGACGGGAGCGATGCAAAACTCTGCAACTACATATCCAACGCCGAGCGCGCTGACATGATCTCCGTGCTCAAAGCTATTATCATTCGCTTAGAGGGAAACTAAATCTTGCCAGCGCGCGGAATAGATTGGGAAGACTCGGGCCTTGACGCCGCTTGCGACAAACTCATAGCCCAGGGGCTTCGCAGCGACGAAATATGCCAGCGCCTCGGTGTAGGCAAAAGCTCTTTCTGGCGGCGTATGCGGGTTAGAGGTATTCATTTGCACAAGGGTCTCGGGGGCCGAACTCCAGGCTTTAGGCACAGTGAGAAAACAAAGGAAAAGCTAAGCAAACGGATGCTGGCTTTTTATGCTGAGCAAAGGGCCAAGAAACAAGAAAGCAATGTTTCATGCTAGTAGGGTCGCACACGCTTGACGTAAATTCGGGCAGCGAACAAATTTATAACGCTCTCGATTGCTGTTTAACGCATGAAATCTTTGAAAAGCTCCAGCCCCAGCGCCAGGAGGCCGAGCCGGCCTATAGCTTTGAACTCGCTCTCCAGGCGCCCGTGCTTGAAATGATGCTCCGGGGCTTCCGCGTCGATCCGGCCGCCCGCGAACTTGGCATTGCCGAAACCAAACGCCAACTCGCCCGGATGGACTTCGTCATCGACCAACTCGCCCATGCGGTGTGGGACAAACCTCTTAATCCGAACTCTGGCCCGCAACTAAAGGAGCTATTCTATGGCAGACTCGGCATCCCAGAAATCAAAGCCTATGTCAAAGGGGAACTTAAGTTTCCTATGGACCGAGCTATCATTGAGCAAGTGGAAGACTATTTTCAAGCACGGCCCATTGCAGCCTGTGTGTTGGAACACCGAGACTTGTCTAAACAGCTCTCGGTGCTTGAGACCGAGGTGGACCTAGATTGGAGAATGAGGACTTCATATAACATTGGTGGGACAAAGAGCGCCCGATTTAGTTCAAGCAAGTCCCCTACAGGTAGCGGAACAAATTTACAGAATATATCCGAAGCATTACGGCACATACTTGTTGCCGACCCAGGATACACACTTGTCGGCATCGACGCTTCTCAAAGCGATAGCCGAATGGTCGGATATATCTGCGGCCTTTTGTTCGACGACTGGACCTATCTTGATGCCTGTGAGTCGGGAGATTTGCACACGGCTGTTGCACGACTGACGTGGCCCGATCTTGGTTGGACTGGGGATTTGAAAAAAGATAAAAAGATTGCCGAACAGCCATTCTATCGCCACTTCACCTACCGAGATTGCTGCAAGAAACTCGGCCACGGCACCAACTTCCTCGGCAAAGCCCCGACACTATCAAAGCTCATTCACATCCCGATCAATCTTGTAGAACCCTTCCAAGAAAAATACTTCGACGCCTTCCCCGCGTTGCAGAAGTGGCACGCTTGGACGGCAACCGAATTGCAGACAAAGAAACAACTTGTGTCAATCCACGGCCGCCGACGGGACTTTTTTGACCGCACCTATGCCGACGAAACCCTTCGCAAAGCTCTCGCATTTCTCGCCGCAGCACCTACGGCCGACAACTTAAATCTCGGTATGTGGCGCGTCTGGCGTCATATGCCCGAGGTCCAACTTCTCGCCCAAGTTCACGACGCAATCTATTTCCAGTTTCCCAACGATCTCAAAGCCGAAGACGTAGTTCCCCGCGCCGAAAAACATCTCCACGTTGAACTCATCGCACCCAACAAGCGCAAATTTGCGGTCCCAACCGAAGCCAAAACCGGCTTCAATTGGGGCAATGCCTCGGAAAAGAACCCAAACGGGTTGAAGAAATTCACGTTGCACTAGGGGAAACTTTATGCCGACAGTAGTTGTTTACGGCCCGGCAAATTCGGGCAAAACCACCCATGCTATGGCTATGGCCTCGACCTTCGGTTGTAAGCACATTGTTGACGATTTCAAGCCCGAAGACGGCCTAACACCAGAGGCCCTGCACCTGACGCAGGTGGCCCCGTTCTCGGTCCCAGACGGTGTTTACGTCGTTTCAATCGAAGATGCAATCAAGGCCCTGGCCGTTTTCTAAGAAGACCTCCAATGGCCTTTGATTTCATCGAAGAATACGTGAAGGAAACGGCCGCTGTGCCGAGCCCGGAACTCTACCGCCTATGGTCCGCAATCACGGCCATAAGCGGCGTGCTCGAACGCAAGGTTTACACAACCGGCTCTGCGGGGCCGATCTTTCCCAACATGCTAACTCTGTTGGTTGGGCCTCCGGCCTCGGGCAAAACCAACGCCATCCGCCCAATCCGTGACCTATGGAGCCGTATGCAAGGCTTGAACCTAGCCCCCGACAACGTAACCAAGGCCGCCCTGATTGACGCCTTATCTCGTTCGCTTCGCACCATCATCAACGGTCAATCCATGGCCTATACCTTTTCGGCCATGGCTGTGCCCTGCTCAGAATTTGGTGTCTTCTTCACCCACCACGATCTTGAATTTCTTTCGGTGCTCAATCACATTTATGACAACCCGGCAAACTACCGTGAAGAACGCCGCACCGCAGGTATTATTGAAGTCGTCAAACCTTATCTTGTCGTTCTCGCCGGCACCCAACCGGACTTCCTCAACAGCTTCCTGCCGGACGAAGCCTGGGGTATGGGCTTCACATCACGTCTTATTATGATCTATGCCGATGCCGCGCCCACTGCTGATTTGTTTTCTCATGTTGAAATCAAGAGTTCGGCTCTTGAATCCAAGCTCGCCGAAATCTTCGACTACAAGGGCGAGTTCAAATGGACGCAAAATGCCATTGATGAAATCAATGCTTGGAACCGGGCGGGTTGCCCACCCAAGCCGACGCACAGCAAACTTCACCACTACACCGTTCGCCGCGCACTCCACACAATCAAACTCGCCATGATATCCTCCGCCTCCCGTTGCACAGGCGAACTCATAGTCACGGTCGAAGACTTCGAGCGCGCCAAAGATTGGCTTCTTGAGGCCGAAATCCCCATGCCCGACATATTCCGCGCCATGGGGATGAAATCGGACGCCCAAGTCATCACCGACATGCACTACCATCTTTATCGTATGTATTCGTCCGTGGCCATCGACAAGCGCAAACCCATTCCCACTTCGGCCATGTATGAATTTCTCCACACTCGGGTTCCAAGCAACAATATCAAAAACCTGATTGAAGTTGCAGAACGGACCGGGTATTTCAGGAAAGGACCATATCCCGACGAATGGATACCCAACGCAATAACCAGCTTCGGTAACGCCTAGTCTACGCAAGAGATATACAAAAGGGTCCCCCTTTCACATATCTCTAATCCTAACCCCAATTGTAGGAAAACCCCATGTCTAATTTCGGCCCCCAGACTCTCGCCGCAGACTCGCTCCACGCACTAAAGTATCGTGGCATCGGCGAAGACTTTCGTGAAGCCATGAACCGAGTGGCTTTCGGGCTAAAAGACAGCGACAAGCACTATCATGATCTGCGGCAAATCCTGCTAACGCAAAGGTTTTGCCCTGGCGGCCGCATCCAGGGCGCAATGGGTGCCAGCCGCGCCACCACGGCTTTTAATTGCTACGTCTCGGGCACCATTGAAGACTCATTTGTCGAGGGCAGCGGCAGCATCATGGGGCGCGCAAAAGAGGCCGCGGCAACCATGCGAATGGGCGGCGGCATCGGCTACGATTTCAGCACCTTGCGCCCCCGCGGCGACATGATACGAAAGCTCCAGAGCCAAAGTTCCGGCCCTGTGTCTTTCATGCACATCTTCAATGCCGTGTGCCTCGCCACCTCATCCTCGGGCCATCGTCGGGGCGCCCAGATGGGCATGCTTCGGGTTGATCACCCGGATATCGAGGAATTTGTCCGCGCAAAACAAAATGCCACAAACCTCACGGGCTTCAACATCAGCGTTGCTATTACCGACAAATTCATGGAAGCGGTCTACGCCGAAAAGCCCTTTGATCTAACATTCCAAGGTTCGGTCTACAAGACCATCAATGCCGCCGAACTTTGGGAAAAGATCATGCGGAGCACATGGGATTATGCCGAGCCCGGCGTCATCTTCATCGACACCGTGAACAAGATGAACAACTTGTGGTATGCCGAAACCATTGCCGCCACTAACCCATGCGGTGAGCAGCCCTTGCCACCCTTCGGCGCCTGTTTGCTTGGCAGCTTCAATCTTACGAAGTATCTCAAGCCCAACCTACTCGATGTCATCGGCCAATTCGGCAAATACTATTTCGACATGGACCAATTACTTGAGGACATTCCCATCGTTGTTCGGGGCATGGACAATGTAATCGACCGGACTCTTTATCCGCTCGCCGAGCAAAAGGCCGAAGCCTTATCAAAGCGCCGCATGGGTCTCGGCGTCATGGGCCTTGCCAATGCCGGCGAAGCCTGTGGCCATGTCTACGGTAGTCTTGAGTTTCTTAGGTTTGAAAGCGCCGTGTTGCAAGCCATCAAGGAAGGCGCGTATCTCGCCAGCGCCCAGCTTGCTGCCGAGAAAGGCAGCTTTCCCCTCTACGACGAGGAACGGTATCTGTCGGGCAAATTCATCCAAACCCTACCAGACCATGTGCGCTCGGCCATCCGCAAACACGGCATCCGCAACAGCCACCTGACATCAATCGCACCGACAGGCACCATATCCCTTTGCGCCGATAACGTCAGTGGCGGCTGTGAACCTGTTTTTGCCTACGAACTCACACGGCAAATCAACACGCCCACAGGGCCGGAAATGGCCACCGTCACGGACTACGCTGCTGCTTACCTTGGCACTCGGGGCAAGCTGGCCTCGCAAGTCACGGCGCAAGAACACATTGCGGTTCTTGCCACGGCGCAAAAACATGTTGACTCGGCCGTGTCGAAGACCGTCAACATGACCTCGGCCATGCCTTGGGACGCTTTCAAAAACCTCTATCGCACGGCATGGGAGTCGGGGTGCAAGGGCTGCGCCACCTTCAATTCGGACGGCAAACGCATGGCCCTACTCATTGCCAAGGATGAAGAACAGGCTGCAGACGCCGTTGTCTGCACAATGCCCGACCCAATCACGGGCCAAGTGGAGTGTGGATGATGAAGGAATATGAAGAAAAACTCTTGGCTCATCATAGGGATATGATGCTTCGGAACTTTTTAGTCCTCTGTTGCCAAATCTTCACAGGGGTTATTGTGTTACTCGGGCTCTATATTATTTGGGAAATCGTATAACGTAAAAATGGGAGAGCGAGCTTCGCTCTCCCATTCATTTCATCCTGCCTCGGGCGCCGGAGCTTCCTGCGGCTCCGTCTTCGGCTCGACAATCGCAGCCTTGGCAGCATCCATTACCGACTGCTGGGGCATACTCACCGGCCCGCCAGTCTCCTGCACCCAGATTTCGGTATCAACACCATCGAGCAGCGCCGGCGGCACGGTAGCACCTTTTCGGACTAAATTCACCAAGGCTTTCGTTAAGGGAAAATTCATCATGGCCCTATTCCCCCTTGATCATCTGGTCGGCGTTCGGTCCGGCCATTGTCGGTTGAATTTGCTGAATGGCGCCCTTGGCCGCGGCTTCGCCCGCATCCATAATCGCCTGCTGCTCGGGCGTCAACGCAAGGCTACTGCCGTGGTTCCGCAATTCAAGTTCCACAGCAGTCAGTAGCGGGTCGGGCACTGTTGCATTTGCGCGAAGCAATTGCACCAATGAATTAGCCAATGTTAAATTAGGCATAAAAGCCTCCTTCTAGCTCGGGTTTGCCGCCTGCAAGGTCGCATTTGCTTTATCCAACGCAGCGTCGATCGCCGCTTGCTGCGCCGCGGTTGGGGCCGAAGTCCCAGTCACTAGGGAAATCTCGGCCTGGGCGGCCGTGATGATCTCAGGGACAACGGTGATGCCGAGTTGCACCAACTGCAACACAAGAGGCGTGAGTGTAAGCATCGGTTTTACTCCAAATTATTGCTCATCGGGATAGGCTAGGCGCCAACAGTCGCAGGTTATTTGCCCGCTGCTGTCGTCGGAGGAACGCTAGCGATCAGCAACGCCAAGGCCGAGGCCGCTGCTGCTTCCAACGTCGCTGTGGGGTTCGCTTCATACGCCTTATAAGCCGTGTATGCCTTTTGCGCATACACCTTGATCTGGGCGCTAACCACGGGCTGTGAGCAAAGCGTCCCGCCAGGCCCCGAGGTGGCACCGACAGGGCATGCCGGCAATGTAACGTATTGCATTGCCAAGGTATCGGCCGCAGTCAAGGCCGTGCCCGCCGCCGCCACGCCAGTTGCCTGTTGCGAGGCCGAACAACCAGCCACAACCAACAGGCCGGCAAAAATAGCATAAGCAACAAATTTCTTCACTTCATTTCTCCTTTGTTAAACTGTTGCCGGTGCTGTGGGCACAGGATTGAGCACCGAATGTAGACTCGTCAGCAAGTCCTTCGCTTGCTGTGCCGCGGCAACTGGATCGGCTGCAACCTCTGCCACGGCACTACCTATGCTGGCTGGCGCCTTCGGCATAGTGTTTTGCACCGCCCCCCGCACCGCGTTCGTCACTACACGGGCTGTATCGGCATCGGATGCGCCGAGCGCTTTCTGTGTCTCGGCATGGGTGGACTGAAAGCTCGCCGTCACGGCCGCAATCACGTCTTGGATGACCTTCGGATCGGTCGGGCTCTTGCCTTGAAGCACGATATCGGTAATCGCGCTCTGGGCCGCTCGCTCGGCTGCCGCAATCCATTTGTTGTTCAACAAATTTTGCGTATTAATGCCCTTGGCTTGCAGGTCTTTCACCACCCAGCCCGTCAGGCCAGTTGCCGCCGCCAACGCAGCAAGAGCTTGAAAGGCGTTGCTTGTGGCCGTAATCACACTAACCCAATCGTCCATGATTTGCTCCTTCCATTCCGTTTGTCAGGAAACCGCCTGACTCGGTGCAGCCGCCAGCGCCAGGCTTGCGGTTTTACACGCTTCAATTCGCCGAGTCCAGCCTTTGCCAAATTCGGTCCAGGTGCTCAGGCGCTGAAGATACTTTTCATGATTGGCCGCCAAACTCGTGATCGTGGCAGCGAGGGGCACAGCCTTGGCCCTGGCCAGCGTAATCGGCCCCAAACTGCCATCCACCGCCTTGCCGGTAAAACCCAGGGTTTGTTGGAAAATCTCGGGATAATAGCCGCTCATCATGCGGCCGTTTGCCACCATAAGATCAAGCCCTGATGGCAGGGCATCACAGACGCTGCCCCAAGCCGCCGCTTTAAGCACAAGCTCTAGCTGGGCATCTGAGGCAGCGCTGAGCGCCCCCGTGACCAGTCCGGTGCCCAAATAGTGTGCCCATGTGGTCTCGATCACGCCCCCTTTGGTTCCACCGCCAGGATCACCAGGCGTCACATGATACCCCTGCAAGGGGCTGTCAAAGTCCCCATTCTTCGGCCAAACAAACGAAATAAAAGCCCCGAAATTCTGTTCCACAATCCCGCTCCTATCTTTTTTGAATTACCTCGGTCAAACGCTCGAACAACTTATCAAGTTGCCGAGCAAGTTCATTCTTCGTCGCCATCATAACGGCGATATTTGACCTATCTGCCGCCGCTTGTTTTCGGTCCTCATCTATAGATGCCTGTATGCGCAGGATTTCATCCTTAGCGGCCACTTGGTCCATTCTCGTTCTTATGGCTTCAAGCGCCTGCCACAAGCTGTCGTCACCTTTATTGGTGTTTTCCGACATTTCTTTTGACATGGTTTCCTGCTTTTCTTTTATGGTTTTTATCTCGCTATAAATGTTCTTTGTTATAAAACCATAAAAGAAAGTGACAATTCCAAGAAAAGTCGTAATCAACCACTGGATCACGCTCCAATCCGGCTCCGGCTTCGGGTCCATCTTTTAAGTCCTTCTCGGCTTCTTTCGCGTATTTGCAATAGTCTTATCCGGCACTAAAGCCTTACGCCTTAATTTAGCCGCTATTGGCGGCTGGGCCGAGATCGGAGGTGTGGGCGGCAGTGGAGTCGAGCCGGTCAGTGTGAAGCGATAGGCAACACAGTCGGTCAAATCTTGTGTTGCATTGTTGAACACATTGAAACTCTGGGCCTTGACATAAAAAGTCTGCCCAATATACGCCGTCTGTATCGGGGTCTCAAAGAAGTTCTGCCCCGAACTTACGGCCATAAACTGGGAGCCGGCGCCGAAGAACCTCGGTGTGGTGCCATAAAGCCCGCGATAGAGTCCTGTTAGGGTATAAGTATAGTCCCCTGTCAGGGTTGCAGTCGTGTAGCCAATAATTTCAATACCGCTACTATCTTGCAGCACACAGATCGAACTTCCCATGGCCGCCGCACTTGCTGTTACCGAAGCCAGCACCCCATCACATTCGTTCAAATTCACCACAATGCTATCAACATTATCAGGATTGACACCGCCGTATCCCGCCACGGCTTCTGACAAGGTGCCAATCGTGCTCGGCCCTGTAAGGGTGCCAAGCTGCTGATAACTTATGTTGTCAAGACTTACCCAAATGTTCGCCCCGCCCCAGTTTTTATCAAAAGTCCCGTCATACGAGGCCGAGCAACCAAATATCCAACTCGGAACCCCAACACCTTGCACTGTCAACATGGCCGCAGGCACGCTGAACATAACAGGAGGATAGATACTGCTCGGCGGGTTATTAACGGCGCCCTGGTTCGGCGGCGTGGTCGGCGACATGGGAATAATACTTGGGCTCTGGCTACCGATTGGAAATTCTTCCGCCGTTATTGTGACGTTTTCATCCTCGTCGTCTTCGACCGATACAACTCTTACAAGCACCGTGTTGGCATAATTTGTCGGGTCGGGAATTAAAAGTATATCCATCGGGTCAAGCCAGCCCCAAAGCGGACCCATCATCCAAGTGAAGTTGCGCCGAATAGATGCTTGACGCCGAAGCTGCATCTGGGCGCTAACATTCGCGTAATCTTGGAGGGTAAATTCATCAGCCTGGCCGATGTTATCCACCCTCGGCCCATAGAGTTCAATCAACGCCTCGTCCTTCACCTCCACAGGATTAGCATTATAGAAGTTTGTCCGATCCGAGAAATCCAACCTCACGGTATTGTAAACATCCCACGGGTCTTTGCGCGAGAATGTAATCGGGTCTTCCGTTTTCTCCTTACTTTGTAGAATTTGATCCAAAGTTATAGTTACGATCGGGGTCGTAAACGGAGCAAAATACTTTGGCGCCGCTCCACCGTCCGTGTAAAGCCCTGGGTTATCGCCTGAAAACTGATCCCAATATGGAATAAACCTTAATAGTGCCCCATTCCAAACAACGGCAACATTTAAGTTTTTGCAAAGCCGCTCCAAGATCGAACTCGCACTTTGCGCGTTGTTTAGCACAAAGCTCCAAGCCAAACCGACAGCTTGGCAAAATGTCGATATTGCCGCGTCACCCACGGTTGAAATATACCCATTCGCGCCCGTGAACAACGTGCTGGTGTCGATGTATTGGGCAGGAAATCCCGCACCGTATTGGGAATTGGTTAGAAAATCATAGATCACCATTCCGGGATCGGCGTCACAACAGCCTAAACCAATGTCGCCTATGAATGACAAGGGGTTGCCGTTTTGATCGTATTGGCCCGTGGTTATCGAAATTGTTGAATTATTCAACTGCGAGGTGCCGAACAAAAACCCCTCAACCACAAGGTCAATTTGCGGCATGGTGCCGGAGCTATCAAGCACGGCCTCTGGAAACGCCCAATAGGCAGTATTCTTATACGGTCTAGCATCAGGGGGCCAATTATCTTCAACATAAGGCCACGGGGTTTGATCAGCCGTTCCGTTGTAATAGGCCGAGCCGCTGGGAATTGGGTAAGTATCCGGGGTCCAGACCTCTTGATCCTGATAAATAATAATGGGCGAACCAATAGGGCCTTCGGATATACCGGCTATAATCGTAGCATAATACGTAACTTGATCCTTGGTATTGCTTCCCCCCTTGCCGCCCGAAAGTATGCCTTTGCCACTGCCACTACTGCTGGATGTTGTGGCGGCTACGAATTGATTGTAATATATTAAATTTATCGAAACTCGTGGACAGCCATAGATTATGGGTATCGGTAACACCTGTACACTGGTATTAATCTGTATTCCCGTAAATTCGGGAATAGTCTTAACCCCACCGCCGCCACCGAATAAACCAGCCATAATCTAGGCTTTCCAGTAAGAGAAGAAACGCATTGGTAAAGTCCAAAAGGCTCTTTTACCCTCGGTGCGTTTTGACAAATCCTCCTTAATTACCCGATCATTGCCCATGGCATGGACAACAATGGGCCAAGAAATTATGATCGCACTGTGGCTAAAAACTTTGCCGAGCTTGAATAGCACAATATCCCCGGGAAGTGGTTTACGTTCTGGTGGCCCAGGAACCTCCACGGCCCAATTCAACATCTGATTAAGATATCGTTCTTCGCTCTGATGTAGATGCCATTGCGCCGGGTAGGGTCTCGGGTCAAAACTCTTTGGCACAAGCCCGACGTTTTGATAAATTCCAATAAGTATCATGGCACAATCAACGCCGCCCCGTCGGCCTTTGATCATGCCATTGCTAACATATGGGGTTCCGACCCATGACAATGCTTCGGCCGCAAGTTGCGAGCGCAAACTTTCTTCGTCATTCATACCGACACCATGACCGGCGGGACTTTGTCGAAGCCTCGGAAATTCGCCTGGTTGCCCCATTTATTTGAACAAGTGTTATAGGTCTTGCTGCAACCTGGGTAAAAAGTAACATTATCCCCTACGCTCGGCAAATCGCTCAAAGGATAAGCCAAATATATATTCGTGTCATCATTGGTATCAATCAAAGTCTGAAAATTATTGTTCACGCCCGAAGTAAACAACAACCTGCCTTGAGCCAAGTTTGGGTTTCCATCAGGCCCCGTGGCCTCTAGCCCGCCAGCAATGCTTAAAGTGCTATTATCTAACACAGCACTAATAGTGCCTGTGATTGCAAAGTCGGCCTTTATCAAAGTGCATCCGGCGTCAAAAAGCGTCCACCCGCACCCAGGCTGCCAATAATTTCGGGGCATATTGACATTAAGACGTGATAGAGCCGAGGTAATCTTCACCTCCACATGGCTGGCCCCGCCTTTATCAATCGTGCTGACGTAGCCCGTAGACAGGGGCCATACGGCCAAAGGTGTGTTTTGAACATCGGCCGCCGCATTGCCAGTGACAAAGGGCCAAATTGCCCTAGAGCGCACCACCACGGCCCCGTCCATCAGTCCTTGTTCGGCGCCTGCGAGAAAGGCCGAGCCCCATAGCGTATCGGTTGGAGAAGCCCAGATTTTGATAGTTTGGGCATCGACATTTATACCCACGGACAATTTACGGCTCATGCCTTCAAAGCGCAACGAGTTTGATTTCCAGGTCTGGCCGCCGTAGATTATATCGGTATCAAAATCGGTAAAATAATCTTGCGCCCCCGTGACCGACGTAAATTGATATAGGTGCGCCATGATCCCGCGGTTCGTTTGCAATATCCATTGGATATAATTGTAAGGAACCTTTAGGTTTTGTTGTTGTTGAACCGATGTGCTCATGCGCTGCGCTCCGGTGACACTTTAGTTCTTTTCACGGTTTTACGCTCTCGAACTGAAGTTCTTTTAATTCCCAAAGGTTTTGTTCAAATTGCGAGAACACGAGCGTATCGTCCATAAACCGACAGCGGAAATAAAAGCTAAAATCCGCCGTAATCACACTTCCCTGAATTGGGGGCGAGACGAAGACAATTTGCGTATTCGTCGCGTCTATGGAATAGCTGCTCGTGCCTAAAACATTCCCATTAAGATAAACGGCATTGAGCGTTTTAATCCCGCCTACAGGTATGGTCATGGACGGCGTAAAAGGTCCAGTGCCCCAAGAATAAGTCACGGGGAATGAAGTTTGTGTTCCATTTCCCGTCCCAACGGTTTGACTCAGCCGTGAATTGTCATCAGGGTCGGAAAAGTAAAACTCCCCATAGCTGCCGCGACAGGCAAGAAAGAGCCCGGATATTTGTTCAAACTCTGTCAGACCGCTTTTCGTCGGATCAGGCACAATATTTTGCGTCTGGTCCCGAAGCCAACTGTCGCCCCCGAAAGTCAACTTAAAGGCCCAACGCGGATAAGAGGCACAAGCCAGGTGATTTTCCCTCCCACTCGCTGCAATGGTTGTGCGTGAGGCCATAATAGGCCGCTTGTTCACGCTCCACCCCTGCACGGGCAGGGCGGGAAACACTGGGGTTGGCGAGGGAAAGAAAATATAGGCCATCGGATATTATGCCTTGCTGCAAGATGTATGCAAAAGGGTCCCCCTTGCAGATATGCCTGCCACCCATCTTACCATGGCGATGCCCTGAACTTCAAGCTCTGAACAGACCAACGATTTTTCGCAAACTCTTCATAATCCTGGTCATCTTCGGTAAATCGACAAACATAATAATACGTGAATGTAAGGCTCAGGGTAGCCCCCGCGGCCGGCGGATTGTTAAACACAATTTTATTTCGCTGGACCGAATAACTTGATGGACTTTGCGCCACCCCATTGACGTAAAGCGTGTTAACGGCATTAATCCCGCCCACGGGGGCCACAGTCGCCTGGGCGCCGAGCCCCCACGTGCGGTAAACGGTAAACGCAATGGTGTTGCCGTCACCAGTGCCGAATGCTTGATTACTGCGCGAATAGTCCCACGGGCAGGTGAAATAGAAAACCCCGGCTTGGCCATACATCATGAGCCAAAGCTGCACGAGTTGCATATACTGCGTATAGCCTGTGAACGGCACATACGGCGTCTGATTTTGCGTTTGATCCTTTAGTTGCTCGAAAAGGATTTCAATGTCCCAAATCGGATACGTTTGCTGCGCCACCCGCATTTCGCGCAAAGATTTCGTCGTCCCAAGTGTCGTATCAAGCACCGGGCTGACTTTAATCGGATACCCTTGGGGCAGCGTGGGAAACACGGGAATTGGGCCGCTGCTATTAAGCGGGGCCGAGGGAACAAAAAGTCCTAAAGTCTTGCGTGTGACGGAGGAAAAAACTAGCTTTGCCCCACCCGTGCTGTGGGACGAAACTAGGTTGCGCCGAGTAACGCCACTAACTACTAGCTTTGCGCTACTTTTACCCGATACCAAAATTCTTCGAGTAATGTTGTCGAATACAACATTACCCCCACCGAGTTGTATGGGCGCTGACGATAGCGGTATGCTAGATATGGGCGCGCCGGAAATTATCATCTTATGCTGTTTGATAAACGCCAGTTAGGTTAAGCACGGCTCCATCGGCCCCTGGATATGAGTTATCATAATTCGTTATATACATAAAATTATCTGTCCCATACGCTGTGCCCTTAATAGACTTTCCGGTAACAGCTATTTCACTTCCCGAAATATTACAAGTATTGATTTCAGTAGTAAAGGGCAAAGTGCATTTTATCAACGTAGCTCCGGTTCCATTCGTCGTTATGGTTATATTGATATTGATAAATACCGATTTCCCTATTTGCTTATATTGCCCCACAGCGCTTACCGTTGTCAAAGTCCCTGTGAGGGAAGTAACAGTCGGCGTAAAAGCGGTCCAAGCACCAACCAAACTGGCGCTAGAGTTGGGCAAAATTAAATCCGTTGTTGTAGTCGCTCCAGTAAACGTAACATCACCGCTGTCGTCTATAATCACAATAACGGCACTATATGCACTGTTTATGACTTCCAAAAGACCACTGGAAACCCGTAGCCATTTTTTGGGCGTCGTAGCCCCGTTGCCTATTATTTCGATTGCACCTCCGTTGCTATTACCCGAGCCGTTAATAGTCAAGCTTTGCATATTGGTTGTTGCATCGGTAATAACCACAGGCGCCGCAGTTTGCAAGGGCGAGCTACCGTCGTCGGTCACGCCGCCAAGAACGGCCCGAGCTAAAGCCCCCACTCCACCGCTGACTAAAAATGAGGCAATCGAGCTGCCTTCGACCACCATATAAACCAAGGCCGAACCGGAAAGACTAATCAAAGCGTTCGAGTTGCTGCTCAAGTTCACACTTCGGGTCATAACCGTTGCGCCGCTATTCCACGTCGCTGTGCCGATCTCCCAAGCCCCGCCATTGTCTTCGATCACGTATTGTGTCGTTGTTGTAGTGCCGAGTCCCGCGGTCGCAGGGGTGCGAAAGCCTACAAAAGCCGAGCCAACAGTAACGCTCCCAGTCCCCGTTGTCGCTGTGGTAAACTTCACGCGGTCTGGATAAGTATAAGTGGTCATCGGTCTTTATCCTTAACTTGCCACACTCATACCGGCGCTACTGTTGTTTACACCAGAAACCGTCCAGGTGGTGGATGTATTGGGATCGGTGTCAAAATAACTCGTATAATTCCCGTAACTCAAATTTGGAACCAAACCAGGCTCGGAACCAGCGCTTGTGACGGTTCCCGATTTCATCAACATATTAATCGTATGGGTGCCGGCCACAGAGAGTTTCGCTGTGCCCTTGACACCTACTGCATACACGGCGGTTATATTCAACGGCAGGGCCGCATAACTGTATAGGTCGCTGATGCCGATTGTTGCCGACGCGACTGAAGAAATATCTCCTGGCGCAGGCACCAAATCCACGCTAGCAAAATTGTGCGCCGCATTGGTGCACTCGCCATAAAGAAAAAGAGAACTCTGGTTATACGACATAGTCGGGGCTGTAGCCGGTGCCCCACTGGTATACGTGTTGCTGGCCACGGCTCCGCCGGTGGTAACACCGTCGAAAAGCTGCAAATACAAGGTCGTGTCAGTTATGAACCCGAGCCAATAATTCGTCCCGGCCGTCAACGCCGTGGGAGTTGCCAACGGCAACACTATAGGGACGTTTTGCACAAACCCCGTAACTTGTGTCCCGGTGCTTAAAAGACTACCTGGCGCTCCACTGTTGTCGGCATACAACACGCCTTTCATATTTGCGCCGGAATTATTCCCCCCGTAGCACACCTGAATAACAATGTCATCCAAGGTGCAATTTACGTTCGGCGAAATCTTCATCAAAAACAGGCTATTGCCATTAACCTGGCCGAAAGCCCCGGATAATGAATAAGAATACCCGATCAAGTTTCCTTGATTGGTAAACTGTGCTTGGACATCGGCTATTGGTTCTTGTGTTATAATAACCGGGTTGGACAAAAGCACGGCATTATTGAAGCTGCCACTCGGAGTAAAAAGGTAAAAATCGTCGAACGTATAATTCCCAGCAGCGCCCGAGTTGGTGACAAACTGCACCAAGTTGGCCCAAGCATTACCACTCTGGCTCGTTTGCCCAGTCCAAGTGAGCACTTGCACGCCGTCGAGCCAGACAGTTATACCGCCGGTGGCATTTGGTTGGAATGTTATGTCAAATTCCAAATAATGCGTTGTGTTTGCCGCTACCGCAACGGTGCTTCTAGCCACATACGGCGGCGAGGAACTCCAATCGCCTTCATAGCTTTGGCAAACCATTATGTAGCCGGTTCCAGCCTCGACCAAAATGGTAAACTGACTGGTGTTTAAGTCGCCAAAAGAAATCCCCGATGTAGCAAAGAGGTTCATATTAAAGCGAAAGCCGCCGATCAATCGGTTTTGGTTCGGCCCCAGACTTTGGGAAAAGGTAGCCCCGGCGCCGGCTGAGACCTGGGCCAAACTAACGGCATACCCAGGCTCGCCAGTAAGCGACGCCACAATGCTAGGCGACGTATAGGGTGTTATGCAGTTCCAGCCGCCCGAGTTTAGCAGACTTTGCGCCGAGGACGAGTATATATTTGCAGGTCCATAATCGTCAAATCCCTCTAGAAGCAAAGTTGCCATGGCCGTAACTCCTATTAGATTTCCCGAAGCCACATCGTGGCACTGATATTGAGTGTGCCTGTCACGGTGTCAAGTGACAATACTAGGGCGCCCGAAAGATCGGCCTTTGGCTCTTCACCCACCCCCACGGGGGGTTGCCAATAATAGCCATTAATCGGGTTAAATTGCGACGCCACATAATCCACAACGGTATTGCTGGAAATGGCATGAACTGTGTCATTTGTCCTTGCCGTGAAACTTGGCCCCGCCCCATCGGGATTGACATTATGCGGCGTTGCCGCACTGCCGCCGCTGCCGCTAGTTACCGTTGCGGGCAAATAGCGCAAACGGAGAGGATAATTGCCTACAGTCGTTTGGCCATTGGCACTAAGTTCAACCGCCAGAAGCTGCAACTTCTTCGACGCCGAGGCATAGGCGCCAATAACATCCTGGGCGGCCGTTACTGCCACGTTTTCGCAAACGACTGTGAAAATTTCCACCGAATTTAACTCCTAACTGTGTTGCTAGTAGAGATATGGTAAAGGGGGACCCTTGCGCATATACCTAATTCAAGCCCTAAAGCCGTTCCGTATCATATTCCTGGCCTCGCCCAGCATAGCACCGCCATGGGCCGTCATAGTTTGCGAAAACTCTGCCCGGCTCATGCCTGTGCCGCCGCGACCGCCGCGGCCCCCGGTATTGATCGTAGGACTGTAGTTCAAATTGGCTGAATTTCCACCCCGACCTTCACCACGCATACCGCCATTTTGGTCGATGATTGACTGTATGCCTCGGCTCAAATGCTGAGGCAGCACCATCTCGCGTGCATGCAATACCGCGAGTTGGGTTCCGCTCCCCATCCCGCCGACGACCATGCCACCTGCGGCACTTGGGACGATGCCGCCTTGAGAATACGTAGTGCCGAATATCGAAGGCTTTGCATTCAGGGCCGTAAGTTCAGCATCGGTTACTAGCGCGGTGCTCTCAATAGTTCCCGCAAGCAACGAAGTATTCGCCTCCATGGCGGCGACAATCGTGCTGGCAGCCGTTTCTTGCGAAACGCTGATCGTTGTTGCCGACGCAGTCACTGCTGCCGTAATCGGGGCCGATGTCGCGGCCGCATCTCCAGCGTCTGTGGCTACATTTGCCGCCGCGCTCGCGAGTGGTGCTGCTGCACTGGCACCGACTCCAAGTAATTTGCCAACTCCATTCGTTAACAAACTAGCAATACCGCCAGCGCCGTCAACGCCAATTAAATTGCCTATTTGTTGGCCAATTAACTGGCTTCCTGCCGTTTCAATAGCCTTAGCGGCATCAGTCACCATGCTTGTAGAAAACTTGGCGAACGCGGCCCTAATTTCTCGATCGGTAGTATCAACTTTGATCGTCTTCAACCCCTGCTTGATCTGTTCCTTCTGCGGGGCAATCACGGCCTTGATTATATCATCGCCCAGGCTCTCAAACCCAGAACCTATTTTGTCAAACATCGTGCTGATCGGCGACAAAGTCTTTGCGATTGAATTTCGGACCTGCTCGGCGGCTTTATTATAAAGATCAACTTCTTGCTGTTTTGCTCGCGTTACCGTGGCCACAATCTCTTTCGAGGCTTCTTTCTGCTCATCAGAGCCTTTGGCTGAGGTATTCGCTATCTCGGTAAGACTTGCCACCTCCTGTTGCATCTTCGACTGAATAGAGGCGATCATGGCCGCAAGTTGAGCCGTGGTTTGCTGCGCCCCATTTTGGTCTTTTGCCGGATCAACGGCACCCTTGTTTGCGCCGATCGCCTTGGCTTGGCCCATGACGATATCTAAATTGTTCGCTGCCTCTTCGTCTTGCTTGCTCTCGCGAATAGCCCGAAGTTTATCGACATTCAAGGTCTTCGTCTCTTGAACCTGAATGTCCTCGACAACACTTTTTGGTTGCTTATACACCGACGCGGCCATCTTGGCCCATTCTTCATAAATCTTCTTTATCTTCTCCATATTGCCTTGG